ACGGCAAAACAGCCTAATTAGGTCAAGCAAAACAGGCCGCCCTTCGGGGCGGTCTTTCTCAATGGAGTGACCCAATGTCCAAAGTTCAAATCTGCAACCGTGGCCTTTCAACGTATCTGGGGCAGGCCACAATCACTTCATTCGATGACAGTTCTCCCGCTGCTGAACAGTGCACGCTGCACTATGACGACACGGTTGAGACGATCTTTGAGGCGCACTGGTGGCACTTCGCGACCGGCCGTCAAGTGTTGGCTGAGCTTGTAAATGATCGCCCGTGCGAATGGCTGTTCAAGTATGCCCGACCGGCTGAAGCTGCTATCATCCGCTGGGTCAACAAGCCGACATCTGCGCGCGTGTTGATTGAAATGGGCGAAGACCCGGCCGCGCCAATTGAGCTGGTTGCTGATGTGATTTACAGCAACGTGCAATTTGCATCGTGCGAATACACCAAGATCATTACCGACACATCGAAATACCCACGTCACTTTGCCAATGCGATCTCGGCCCAAATGGCGGCCGTCATGGCCATGCCTTTGACTGAAGACCTGAAGCGGGCCCGCAATGCGGCTGATCAGGCTGACATGCTGCTGGACAAGGCCATGGTCATTGATGAGCAACAGACGCCGCCCATCAAATTCCAGACGACGCCTGCCTATCTGAAAGCGCGAGGGATTTCCTGATGCCAACAGCACGTTTCCAGCCATCGTTCGCCGCAGGTGTTCTTGCGCCCGGCCTGCACGGTCGCATTGATATTGCGAAATATGACGTTGGCCTGAAGGTTGGCGTCAATGTTTTCATTCATGCTCATGGCGGCGTGTCCAACCGGGCCGGGTTTGAGTTCATTGCTGAGGTGATGGATAGCACCAAGAAGCATCGATTGATCCCGTTTCTCCGCGATGATAACGAAAACTACGTCATGCTGATGGGCGACAACGCCATGCGGATAATCCAGAACGGGGCTGTTCTTCAGGACGGCGGGTCGGATTACACGCCAGCAACGCCATACGCATCAACCGACATTGATGATCTGGATTATGTGCAATCGATCGATGTCATGTTCTTTGCCCATCAAGGTTATGCGCCGCAAGAAATGTCACGCACGGCACTAATCAGCTGGACCTTTGCAGATTTGGTGATTGACCCAACAATTGCGCAGCCGACCGGCCTTGCCGTTGTTTCTAGCGGTGCCGGGTCAGAGACTTACACATACAAGGTCAGTCCGGTTGTTGATGGTGTTGAAGGCTTCTCATCAGGCGCTGCATCTTATGCTCTTTCTGAGCTGCTATCATTGGATGGTGCCAAGAATTTACTGAGCTGGACCGGCACTGCAGACAGCTACAACGTATATCGCGAGCGGGGCGGACTCTTCGGATATGTTGGCTTTTCGGACACGACAGACTTCAAGGACGATAACATCAGCCCGGATCTGACAGTCACTCCTATCGAGGCTTCTGATCTTTTCGGGGCGTTGGGTGATTGGCCCGCGGCCGTGACTTTGGCGCAGCAGCGCCTGATTTTTGGCAACACGGTCAATCAACCTGAAACCCTGTTCGCGTCCCGTTCGGGGGATTTTAGAAACTTCACAAGATCTGCCATCACACGGGCGACGGATCGCATCGAGCTGGACGTCATTGGCGAAACCGTCAACCGTATCCGGTCAATGCTGCAGCTGCGGGAGCTGCTAGTCTTCGCTTCAAATGGTGAGTTCTCGGTGTCAGGGCCTAACGGCACATTGCAGGCGACAAATCCGGCTCAAGTACAATTCGCCTATTCTGGGTCTGCCAAGGTGAAGCCGATTGTGATTGAAGACACGGCCCTTTTTGTGGACCGCACTGGTCGGTCAGTTCGGGATCTCCGCTATGCATTCGCACAGGATGGATATTCAGGCAACGATCTCAGCATCTTCGCCCCTCACTTTTTCGAGGGCCGCGCGATCACTGGCTGGGCGTTTTCAAAGAACCCCTATTCCGTGGTCTGGGTGCATCTCGACAACGGCAAGCTGCTGTCATTCACCTACAAGCGCGAGCATCAAGTCTGGGCGTGGTGTGAGCATGATGTGGGGGGGCAGGTTGAAAGTATCGCGGTCGCGCCTGAAGCCGAAGTTGACGCGGTTTACATCATCGTCAAGCGGACCATAAACGGAACGGATCGCCGTTATGTCGAACGCCTGAATGATCGCAGCATCTATGACAACGATGCAAAAGAGGCGTTCTTTCTGGATAGCGGAAAAACCTATCGGAATGATCCGGGGGTCACGGCATTGACCGGCCTCGATCATCTTGAGGGTGAAACGCTGGTGGCTCTGGCTGACGGCAACGTAATTACGGGTCTGGTTGTCACTGGCGGCGCGGTCACGCTCGCCAAGGCTGCTAAGATTGTTCACATCGGACTTCCATACGTGGCTGAGATTGAAAACCTGCCGCCCGCTGTGGATCTTCAGGACGTTGGATCGGCTCGTGGTCGACCAATCAAGGCAAATCGCGTCTTTGTGCAGCTGGAGCGCACGCGCGGAATCGAGGTTGCGGGCACGTCACGCGCCAAGTTCTCGCCGCTCATTCAAACGGGCACGGATTTGTCTGCAGATATCCCGCTATTCACCGGTATGGTTGAGATCCCCATGTTTCCAGAGTGGAACAAGGATGGCACAATCGTGATCAGGCAACCTTTCCCGCTCCCGATGTCTATTCTCGGCATCTCGCCTGAGTTGACTGTGGGGCGGACTGGATGAGTTTGGTGATCAGAGAACTGCAACAGGATGATCTGCAGCTGATGGTGGATCAGATCCGTCCCATGGACGCCTTTGAATTCGACGTAATGACGGACGGAAAGGATCACATGGAATGTTTCCAGGAATTGCTTCAGCGCTCGGCCGCAAGTCGGGTTGCTTTCATTGATGGCAAGTTGCTCTGCATCTTCGGGGTGACAGCCCGCACGGCGCTTTCTCCGAATGGCCATCCATGGTTGGCAGCAACGGATCTCGTGAACAGTCCCGCCGCCAGACGTGCCATTGTCGCCAACACTCACGACCAATTGGCTGATATGAGCAAGAGGTTTTCACGCTTGTGGAATATCGTCTATGAAGAAAACCATATCGCAATCCGCTGGCTTCGCTGGATCGGGTTCACCTTCAATGAAACGCCGATAGACATTCGCGGTCATCGGTTTCTGAAATTTGAAAAGGACGTCGCAAAATGTGCCTAGATCCCGCAAGCATCGCCGCAATCTCAACCTTTGCTGCGGCCAATGCCGGTACGATCGCAACGGTTTCGGCCGTAGCCTCAGCCGGTGTAACAGCCTATTCGCAGGTGAAGAATAACCGCGCAATCGAAGCTGGGGCCAAAGCTACGGCAAAGGCTCAAGACAAGGCCGCGCTGGACGCGATTGAATCGGGTGATCAGCAGAGTGACCTGCGTCGACGCGCCGCCGCGCAAACCGCAGCAGAGAACACAACCGGCCTCGCCGCAAACGGTGTTGACCTCGACAGCTCAGCCGCTCTGGATCTCTTGGACGATAACAAGCAAATCGTTGAAGAGGACGCATTCACCATCCGCGAAAATGCACGCAAGCAGGGTGGGCAGTTCGCTCAGCAAGCGGCCAACTCACGCGCGCAAGCCAACACGGCCGGTTCTGCTGCGTTCTTCCAGCCTATCGGAACAGCGCTAACAGCCGGCGCCAGTGTCGGTGCAAAGTATGCTGGCTGGGCACGCGACAACCAAGCCGCGCAGGGGGCGTTCTAATGGTGGTGACTATTCAGCAAGAGCGCCGCACGGCCGTTGATCAGGCTGTCGCTCCAGTCCCGGTTCGAGCATCGCAAAGCTCTGTTGGTGCGCTGGCTCCGGGCCTGAACGCACTGGCCGCTGAGGCTCAGCAATTCCAAGATGAGACCGATACCGCCGACGCGAAGTCAGCAGACACCGATTATGCCAACTCCATTCGGCAGGCTCTCTATGAGGATGAAACCGGGTTCATGTATTCGCAGGGCGGCGATGCAATAAATCGGCGTCAGTCAATCAGTGAGCGGCTAGACGAGGAACAGAAGCGCATCCTTGGCGAGCTTTCACCTGCTGCACAAGCACGGGCGCGCGACACGATGAACGCACGCCATCAACGCGCGCTGCAATCAATCGATCAGCACACGTCAGGCCAGCGGCTTGAATATCTTGATAGCGCGTCCTCGGCCCGCGTTCAGACCACAATCCAAGATGCCATCTACGATCCGAGCTTGGTGGCTCAATCCATGCGTACAACTTCGCAAGAAATTGCGGACATGGGTGCCAGGAATGGTTGGTCTACAGAAGAAATTGCTGCCCGCACACGAACTGCTCAAACCGGCATTCATTCTGGCATCATTGACCGGATTGCTAATGTCGATCCTGTGGAAGCGATGCGGTATTTGCGTGACAACAAGGACATGATGTCAGGCGATGAGGTTGCCAAGATTGAGGGGGCTTTGATGCCCCGCGCATATGAGCATCGCGGACGCCAACAGGGTCGAGCCGCTGCTAATGGGATTACGCCCGAGCTCTACCAAATCGCCTCTGACAATCTTGGAATGAATGAGACTGATCAGCGTGAGGCGTTGTCGCAGTTTCTTGCGGATGGCGGCACAAACCTTGATCCGTCAAAGACTGCATGGTGCGCAGCCTACGTCAATTCGGTACTCTCTCAGGCTGGCTCTGCCGGTACTGGCGCCCTCAATGCCCGTTCTTTCTTGGACTGGGGTAATGATGTGAGCGATGCGCCTAAGCAGGGCGATGTCGTTGTTCTGTCCCGCGGTGATCCGAATGGCTGGGAAGGTCACGTTGGGTTCTTTGATGGATACAACGAAGACGGGTCGGTGCGCATTCTCGGTGGAAACCAAGGCGGCGCGGCAAATGGTGGTGGTGGTGTATCAATTGCCAGCTATCCAGCCAACAAGGTTCTGGGTTTCCGTCGCGCGGATGCTCAGCAGGGTGGCGGGATGGAGCAATTGCTGGAAATCGAAAACCCAAATGAGAGGGCCGCGGCGATTAGCGAATATAATTTGCGGTCGGCACATGCTGAGGGTCAGAGAAAACAACAGTTATCGGCAGCTCAAGACGCGGCATTCCAGCATATTGATGGTGGCGGCAGCGTTGACGATATTCCGAAAGAGCAACGTGCGGCGTTGGGTCAGGAGGCGATGACATCTCTAAGGTCTTACGGTCGTTCAGTTGCGTCTGGCGTGCCTGTTGAAACTGATATGGGGTCATATTACGCTCTGCGCCGATTGCAGGCAAATAATCCTGAGACGTTCAGATCAATGAATTTGGCATCTTATTCTGACAAGCTATCCCGTGCGGACATGAAGTCGTTTATGGATATGCAGCAGCAACCTGCGGGTTCTGTCACCTCGGTTGCGGCGTCTACCCTGATGACCACGGCAAACCGACACATGACGGCGGCTGGGATCGATACAAACGGCGAAGAGGGTAGTGACGACGCAATGACTGTCGCGTCCATGCAAACGCGCCTTCTGCAATGGCAGGATGGTTTCATCATGGAAAACAACCGCAAGCCAACAGCCCTTGAGATTGATCAGCAGATTGGCCGCGAGCTAACACCTGTTCTGATCGATGCGCCCGGATGGACTGGGGATAGTGACAGGCAAGAAGCACTGTTGATTGACCTTCAGGCGATGGAGCTTTCCGCGTCTCAACTGGCCGAAACTGATCTATCCGTTGGGGGTGTTCAGATACCGTCAGCCGTGATCAATGAGCAAATTGAAGCGCTCAGTGCGGCGGGTGAAGATGTGAACGCATACACCCTGACGCAAGCGCTTATCTCTCTGATGGAAGGCAATCAACGATGACCGCAACAGATGATTTCATCAAAAGTCTCCAAGGTCGTTTGGCGTCGGCAACATCTGCACAGCTATCGCACGATGATCGGAACCCCGACGACGTGGCGTCATCAATCAATGTTGGTCGTGAGCTGGGCGTTCCCGCAGTGTCGGTGGCTGCTGATCCTGAGCCGTTCAATCGCGAGTTAGGCCAGCGACGGAATGCACAGATTTTGCAGTCTGCCCCAGCTACGGCGCAATGGCTTGGCAATATCGGCAACGCTGGCTTGGGCAAGGATGACGTTGAAACCCTGTCAGTTCTTGAAGGTCTCGGCACGGCATGGGATCGCGGCGTAACCAGCCGCATTAAGACACTTCCGTCTGCGATGACGCTTGAGAGAGAAAGCCAAAGATCAGTTGATTATGGCCGCACCTATGAGGACTTTCTATCTGAAGAATACACGCAATACGCAAATGAGACCGGACGGGCCGTTCGCCGCGAGCTGGCAGATCCCGCTGCTGGCTTTGCTGGCGGCTTCATTGATACGACCCCAAGAAACACACCGGCGACTGAGGCGGATATTGCTGCCCTGACCCCATCGCAGCGCATGTCTGCCAGATACCGTGCCCTGACACGCTCAAGCGCCGTGGCGGGGATGTCACCGGATGATTTGTCTATCGCATTCACACGCGGATCAGCGGCCCTTGAAAATATCAGCAATCTACGCACGGAAGCTGAAGCGATTTTGAAGTCGGGGCGAAACAACAATGTTGCCGCCCGATTGGCCGCGATGCCGACTGAGGGCCGCACGAATTGGGAGCAAGCCCAGGATACGGTTGACGCAATCTTCGACAATCCTGCCGACGGTGCCGCGTTCCTTTTGGAAACATCGGTGGAAAGCCTGCCAATCATGGCGGCTGCCTTGGGCACAACCGTTGTTACGCGCTCGCCAAAGTCGGGGATCGCTGTCATGGGCGGCGGCACATACCTGACTGAAAGTAGCGTTTCGGCAATGGACTTCTTGGATGAGCGCGGGATTGAGATTTCGGACCCAGAGCAGGCGCTTGCATTGCTGCAAGACAGCACGTTGATGGCTGACGCTCACGAATTTGGACACACGCGCGGCCTTGTCATTGGTCTGTTTGCCATTGCGTCAGGCGGCATGGCTACGCAAACACTGTCAAAGAATACTGCGGTTAACCTATTGGCGCACACGGTCGGGCAAGCTGGTCTCGGCGGCGGTGGTGAAGCTGTCGCGCAGGTTGGATCAACAGGCGATATTGCGAGCCCGCGGGATATTGTGATTGAAGGTCTTGCGGAATTGCCCGGCGCGGCACCTGAAGCCGTTATATTCGGCGGCCAAAGCCTGATGCGTGACCGGTCGGCAGCGGATAACTCTGGCGGCACTGCGGCTGACCTTGTTGATATCGATGCGCTTGCTGATCAGTCAAACCTGCGTGGGCGATCACCTGAAGCGTGGCGCGATTTCCTGCGGTCTGTGGGTCTGAATGATGCTGATATCAACGTGCCTGCTGAGGGCGTGCAGCAGTATTTTCAGGATCAGGGCCTTGAGTTTGATCAAGAAGCAATGGACGCATGGGGTATTGATGCTGATGCTTTTGGCGATGCGCTTCTGAGCGGTGGTGACATCACGGTTTCTGTGGAAGATTACGCAGCCAATATCACGGGCACGCCCGACGCGGATTGGATCAGGCAGAACGGATCACGGTCAACAAACGAAATGTCGATTTCCGACGCGGAGGCGTTCAACGCTCAAGAAGCTGACCGGCGCGATGCCATGCTGGCTGAGGCTGAACTCATGCGGGCTGAAGACGACGCGGCCCGCGCAGATGATGTGCAGATTTATGACGACATATTCTCCCAGCTGCGCGCAGCCGGTCGCGGGCCTGATGAGGCTGGCAACACGGCCATGCTCTACGCCGCGATTTTTCGGACATCTGCGGCCCGGATGGACACAACAGCCCTTGCGCTGGCGGAATCTATGGGCGTTCGCATTCAAGGTACTGTCGATCCCGAGCAACAGCGTCGTCGGGGTGAATTGGATATCCGCCTGAACACTCTGCGTTCTCAGGGTGAGCGGGCGCTGGCCCCGTCCGGTCGGTCAATCCTTGATTTCATTCGTGATCAGGGTGGGGTGCGCGACACTGGCGGCGACGTGGCATCAATGGATGTGCCTTCTGGTGTTATCTCGGAAACCCGCGAACAGGTTCAAGAGCGTGCATCTCAGCCATCCTTGGGGGGCGGTGTTGACTTCAATGGACGTGGCCGGGGATTGGATGATCTTGGTCGTGCAGCCATTGAGGCAGGCTATTTCCCGGACTTGCAGGGTGGTGCTGACATCGGACCAGACGGCACGGTTACTGATGAGGCTGCCCTGATCCTTGATGCTATCCAGCGCGAGGTAAGTGGTGCCCCCACGTTCATTCAGGGCGAGGGTCCAAACGCTGATCTGGTCGAGCTGATGTCTGTTTTGAGCGAGGCCGGTATTGATCTGGCGCAATCGAATGATGACATCGCTGCGGCATTGGAAGCCACGACAAACGAAGGCGGTCAAGAATACAACCAAGACGGCGATCTGATCACTGATAGTGATGCTTTCCGCGAGTGGTTTGGCGATAGCAAGGTTGTGGATGCCGGCGGTGAACCCATGGTCATGTATCACGGCACTGGTGCGCGCATTGAAGCATTCGACACGGGCCGGTCCGGGCAGAACCTCGGCGATGCGGCTGGGATTTTCCTGACCAGTGATAAGGCTTTGGCCGGACAATACGCCAAGGTAGCGGGCATGTCCGGCGCGCGTGATCCAAACACGATCACAGCCTACGTTTCTGCACAGAACCCATTGCGGGTGGATGCGGGCGATGCGGCGCCTGATCAGTTCTGGATCGACAACAAGGATCGGCTTACAGGCGAGATGGCTGCGGGATCGCATGATGGCGCGATGGTCACGGGTGCGAATGGCGAGATTATGGCCGTGGTAGCGGAATCGTCTCAGGTCAAATCTGTTGAGAACACTGGCGGATTCGACGCTAACGATGCCAACATCTTCAATCAAGGTGCGTTAGGGTCCATTCAATTCCCTGTCGGCGGCGTTCTCAACGGAACATCGATCATCAACCTTTTCGAGGGTGCCAAGATGTCGACGGCCCTTCACGAGTTTGGGCACTTCTTCCTTGAGGCTTTCAAAGTCATGGCCGCGTCGGACGCCGCGCCGGATCAGATGCGCGATGATATGGCGGCAATCAATGACTTCTTGGGCGTTCAAGAGGGTGAAGCCACAACGCGCGATCAGCACGAAACATGGGCGCGCAGCTTTGAGCAATATCTGATGGAAGGTAAATCGCCGTCACTGGCGTTGATGTCATCGTTTGCCCGGTTCAAATCGTGGCTGACCCGCATCTATCGGTCGGCTGCTGGCCTGAATGTTAATATCTCGCCTGAAATTCGCGAAGTCATGGACCGCATGATCGCAACGGATCAGGAAATTGCGGATATGCGCGACCTGCAAAACATGCGTCCGCTGTTTGATGGCAAGCCTGCGGGGATGTCTCAATCTGACTTCGACGCATATCAGCGGATTGCGCGCCGTGGCGTGGAGCAAGCGGAAGCATCCCTGCTGAACCGGACAATGGATAAGATCCGGCGCGAAACTGAAAGCTGGTTCAAGGCTGAAAGGGCAGCGGTGCGGGCTGAGGTTGAGGCGTCATTCAACAAGAAACCTGTTTACCGCCTCACTGAAATGCTTGCCAATCAACGCTGGTTGGGCGGCACAGATCAAACGATTGATGACATCCGTATTGATAGCGATGTGCTGGTTGAGATGTTCGGCGCCGGGGTTCTTCAGGAAATCAACCGTTCTGCGGTGGGTGGCAAGCGCGCGATCTATGCAAAGGGCGGTGAGCATCCGCAATCCATCGCAGATATGTTCGGCTTTTCCTCGATCGATGACATGATTGAAGCCCTGCAAAACGCGGGCAAGCGCAAAGACGCTATCGATGCTGAAGCTGACCGGATCATGCTAGAGCGTCACGGCGATCCCCTGACCGATGGAAGCATAGAGGAAGCGGCGGCTGAGGCTATCCACTCAACACAGCAGGCGGCGTCTGTAGCGGCTGAAATTCGCACCTTGGCGGATATGATGGGTCGTGACAGTCGGGGCATCAAGGCGAAGGTCTACAAAGCGCGCGCAGCTGAGATGATCAGTGAGATGACCGTGCGTCGTGCGTCAAAGCCAAATCAGTTCTTGATGGCTGAACGCAAGGCAGCACGGGTTGCCCAGGACGAATTTGCCAAGGTAACGCGCGGAGGCGCTGGTTCTGAGGCTGCACTTGGAAAGGCGATGGCCGCCAAGGAACAGCAATTGCTGAACCAATACCTGTATCGCGAGGCTGTGGACTTCTCAAAGCGCCTGCAATCCGGTCGCGAGCGCGTTCTGAGGTACAACAAAGACAGTATCCGCAAGAAGGTCGGTGCGGATCACGTCGCGCAGATTGACCAGATTTTGGCGGCCTATGACTTCAAGGTGCGGTCAGAGCGTCAAATTGACAACTCAGAGAGCCTGAGTGCCTACGTTCAGCGCATGATTGATGACGGCCGCGAGGGTGAATTGGACATTGACCCGGATATCATGAGCGCTGCGCAGCGCAAAAACTACACGCGCCTGTCTGTCGCCCAGCTTGATGATCTGATGGACACGATTGCGAACATTGACCATATCGGACGCCGGACAACCGGACTTGTGGACCGCCAGAATAAGCGAGATTTCCTGGAAACGTCATCGCGTGTGGCTGGGTTGGTTCGTGATGCCTTTGGATCGGGTAAATCTGACAAGCAAGCGGGCTGGGCAAAGCAGTTTTTCAACCGTGTGCTGTTCGTGGACACAATCGCGGCGGCAATCGACAAAGCGGAATTTGGTTTTTTCTATGAGAGCATCAAGCGCCCCCTGGATGAGGGTGCATCTGTCGAGCAAGCAATGAATGTCGAAACGGCTGAAGATGTCGCAAAGATATTCGAAGTTTATTCGCAAGCAGAAATCACGGCGATGAACGTCAAAAAGAAGATCGACGGTGCCAACGGTTACGAATGGACCAAGCAACAGATTTTGGCACTGGCTTTGAACACAGGGAACAAGGGCAACCTGCAACGGGTTCTTGATCCAAAGGTTGATCCAAGCGTGCGCCTGACTGACCAGCAAATGAAGGCGCTGCTCAACACTCTCGATCAACGGGATTGGGACGCTGTGCAATCGATCTGGGACAAGGTGCAATCCTTCCAGCCTGAGTTGTCTGCGGTCTCTCTGCGGCGCAAGGGCGTCAAGATGAAAACTGTCGATGCGCAGCCGGTCCAGACCAAATTTGGCACATACCGGGGTGGCTATTATCCAATCGGTTATGACGCCGCGATCCCGAATGGCGCGGTCACTCAGAGGGGTAGTGGGTTCGATGCGGCACGTGAGGGCAACAGTCGGCAAATCCGTGTCGGCGACGGCATGACCCGTGAGCGGCAGGCGGGCGGTGGCGGTCGGGCCTTGAGCTATGACCTGTCGGTTGCCTTGGTTCACATGCGCGACACAACGTACCTCATCGCCATGTCTGAGGCTGTCGATAACGCTGCCCGAATTATGCAGCAGGCCGACGTTAGAAATGCATTCCTTGATGGCGGTCAGTCGGACGCGCATTCGGTTCTGAAATCCTTCCTGATGGATATCGCGTCGGGGCCAATGTATAATTCAGACCCGGTTAGCGCTGTTTCCCGCGCTGTCAAAAACAACTTCACAATCTCTCGGCTGGCTTTCAACCTGAAAACTGTTGCGTTGCAGGTCACTGGCGCGGCCCAATCTGCGGCGGTTGTCGGCAAGATGAACATGCTGACCGGCTATTCCAGCTATCTACGCAATCCCGCATCTGCGAAGGCTATGATAATGGAAAAGTCAGCGTTTATGCGTGAGCGCGAAACAACAATGCAGAAGGATATTTACGATCAATCGAATGATCTGCGGTTGTCTACGCCCCTTTCATCGCGGTATCGCAAGGCGAAAAACGCAATTTCCGCAGCAGGTTTCCTGCCTATGGTCAAGGTGCAGTTCTATTCTGTGGACGCACCGACATGGATTGCGGCCTATGATTTGCACTTATCGCAAGGTGATAGTGACGCTGATGCTGTCCTGAAGGCCGACCGGATAGTCGCCCGTGCCCAAGGCAGCGGATTGATGACAGATCGGTCAGGCGTTGAGCGCGGCACCTTGTCAGCAACAAGTCGGCAGCAGGACTTCGTGCGCCTTTGGACAACTCTCGGCGGGTACATGGTCACAAAGATGAACCGGGGCTATCTGACGCTCAAAAATACAGGCCGTGACATATCCGAAGCCGATAGCAATGTGGCGCGTGTGCGGGCTGCTGCAAGTGGGGCAACTGATATGATGCTGCTCTACGTGGCCGAAGGCGTGATGATGGCAATAGCATACTCCCTGATGTCTGAAGGCCCTGAAGAAGATGAAAAGGTATTGGGCTTTGTGGCGCGCGAAACGGTTGGGTCCGTTCTCGGCGGCCTTCCTTTTGTCAAGGACGCGGCAGGTGGTTTTCGGGGGTACGACACTGGCGGCGTTGCCGGAACGGCGCTGGGGTCTGCTTCCAAGATTTGGGAGCAAACATCACAGTTTGAAAACGATCCGGCGCTGCGTCGGGCGGTTCTTGACGGCATCGGCCTAACAACAGGGATGCCAACCACGGCCACACAGAGATTATTGGAGCAGTCGCTGAACGCAATAAACGGCGATGATGTATCAATTGCCGAAGCGTTATTCGGGTCTAATCCACTCGATAGGTGATTTTTTGTTCTACGTGAAACATACTGCAATCTAAAAGGATCCCGTCTTATGACAGTCACTAACTCAACCAACCGCTCAGGGCCTTATATCGGCAACGGCGTCACAACGGTTTTCGCCCGCGAATTCCTTGTCTTTGATGCAGACCATATTCGCGTCTACCAAACCATCGCAGGCGTCACGACTGAGGTTCTTACAGGAACAACCAAGGATGGTATCTCGTCGGTTAGCGGTAACGTAACTTTCGCCGTCGCGCCCGCGATTGCAACGATCATCACCTTGATCCGTCGCGTGCCGCAGGAGCAGGACAGCGATTATTCAAATCAGGGCAAAGTTGAGCCTGAAACTGTCGAGCGGGATTTGGACCTAGCAACCCTGCAGCGCCAAGATATGAGTGAAGAGGTCGGGCGGTCGATCAAATTGCCTGTCGAAAGCACGCTTACGGATTTGGCCGTTCCATCGCCTGTAGCAGGGAAACACTTGCGCTGGAATGCTACAGCTGACGGTTTAGAGAATGGGGCTGATGCCGACCAGATTGAAGCAGCTGAGGTGGCCGCACAAACTGCGGTCGATGCCGCAGCTGCAGCTGTTATTGCGGCTGAAGATGCCGCCACATTCAACCCCGCAAACTTTCTCAACATCACAGACGTACCAGATGCGCGAGCCGTGCTGGAGTTAGAGACTAGCACAGATGCTGATTGGTCTCTTGAGACAGCAAAATACTCAAATCGCATTGTAACATCGACTGAGATTAGCCACCAAATTGGCGCGCAATTGATGCAAACCTTTGACGCAGCTTTGACACCCGGACAGCAGAACGCAGACTTTACGGGCTTCAATCCTACGCTTTATTCCGGCTACAAATGGGTAATGACTGGTGCAACGTGTGTTGCCGCGAACGCAAATGTATTTTTCTACACGTCAACGGATGATGGTGTCAGCTTTGACGCTGGCACGAACGATTACTCCAATCGGACAGAGGCATCTATCCCCGGCACATCGGCCAGTGATATCTCTGTCAATTCCCCGGATTTCGCGGGCGGTGTGGTTGGCATATCCGGAACAACTCCGCTTAGCTGCGTTGTTAGGATGGATAACCCTGAAATTGCACAAAACACATTCTTTACGTCAACTTGGAATGGTGGACACAACCAGCGCAGAACGGTGATTGATTCCATTCGACTATCGGATGCTGACGTAAACGGTATCCTATTCCGCATTTTGGGTGGCACGTCTCAATTCTTGGCCGGTACGATCAAGATGTATGGGATTCTGAGGTGATGACCTACGCTGAACGCTTAGAGGTTATAAGAAAATGGCTACCCACCCTTGTTGTGATCGGTAGCATTGGGTCGGTTGGGTACATCCAAGCCATTGGAGATGGGTTCTGGTATTGGTTCCAAGACAGAATAGGCGTTACCGAACTGAATAGGTTGGCAACTCAAAATGAAAAAGACATCAGGCGGTTGCAGTTACCGATAGATATCTTTGAGGTCAGCCCGCTTTCTAGACCAACCGAAGGCTTTTGCGTTGCAACTGAACCCTGCTCAATAAATGTCAGGGTCCGCAGGGTGGAATCCGCAATGGCTTGTCGAATAGTGCCGGGAAGTGTGAATTACTTTTATCGCAACCCGCGCAATAATGAGGTGTATGACGCGGAGGTTCTGTCTGGCAGGCCGCGCGATGTCGGGACACGATACATAAACCTTGGCTTCACATTTTCAACGCCTGGTGACTTGATACCAAATGCTGAGTTATGCGTCAGGCCAAAATATGTTAACTGTCCGGGGATGAGCGAGAGTTCCGGCCCCATAGATCCAGATGAGGAATGCTTTGAGCTTGATGTTTTGACGGATGCCCAAGCAGCAACACGTAGAGGGAATTGACGACATGAGACAAATTCAACAAGCACTTATCGATGCTGGGTACAACCTTGGCCCATCTGGGGCTGATGGTGTTCGCGGCCGCATGACGATTGCGGCAATCAAAGCATTTCAACGAAAGAACCGATTATTCCCAGACGCGATTGTTGGGCCTAAGACGCAGGCCAAGCTGTTTTCGCACACTGTGGAAATGCCTCGCGGGGTGCAATTGCCTTGGATGGGTGAAGCGCATCGCATCAAAGGCCTGCATGAAAAGCGCGATCATAGGCGCCTATGGGACTGGCTGCGCTCTGACGGTGCAACTGTTGGTGATCCCGCAAAAATCCCTTGGTGTGGTGACTTCGTTCAAACTGCCATTGCGCTTTCGATGCCGGATGAGCCAATCCCTATCAACCCATACTTGGCCGCGAACTGGTCGAAGTTTGGCACCGATTGCAAACCCCAATTGGGCGCTGTGCTGGTTTTCTGGCGTGGCTCCCCTTCATCTTGGAAGGGTCACGTTGGCTTTTACGTTGGGGAAGATCGCACACATTTTCATGTTTTGGGCGGCAACCAATCCAACGCTGTGACCATCACAAAAATTGCCAAGAACCGCCTGCGCGAAAGGGGTAGCCGCTGGCCGCTGACCGGACCGGACGGCGATGGAAAGACCCGCTATTCTGATGGCAAAGGCCTGATAACCACAACAAACGAGGCTTGAAAATGAAGACTGAAATCAACCCGCCAGCCATGTCGAAGATCAACGCAACGGCAGCCCTTCAAGCCATTGGCAATCTTCTAGTGGTTTTAGGCTATGTACCGGCTGATGTCGCGATTGAGGCCATGGCGGCGATTAACATCATTGGGCCTATGCTCATCGCCGTGTTCCGCACTTGGTTTACGAAGCCGGCATGACCCGCGTCTACGCATTCCTTGCAATCATCGGGGCAGCCCTTGCGGCTGTCCTCGGTGCGTTCAAGATGGGCGCGCGGTCAGAAGCGGCTGACAAAGAAATTGAAACGCTAAAGGCGAACGCTGCGGCGCGCGAAAGGATAGATGATGCGATTATTGACAATGACACTGGCGCTGATGCTCGCAGGAGGTTGCTCGAAAGAAATGCCCGCAACCAGTGACCCCGTGTGCAGTGGCGCGATCAGCATAGCTGTAGATGACCTGTCAGTGGCACTTGTTGCGGAAGGTGTGCCGGATGACGTGCTGATCAAGGGTGCGGCTGTAGTCGAGCGTATCGACGCCTTCTGCGCCCTCTCTTAATCAAACAGTGGATTTTGATATCCGCGCAAATACAATCAACGGAGAATGATAAATGGCAAATTCAATAGCTGGAATCGATTGGTCCCAAGTGACACTGACGCGAGCTGAGGTTTGGCAATCCGACGCCAGTTATCTTGCTGGATGGGACGGCACGCCTGCAAGCGATAGCGATGCGATGACGATTCCGCAGGGGAAGCTGATGAATTTCCCAGATGGGGTGGTTGTCAATATCCGTCGCGTTCAGGGCAAAGATGTCAATATCCAGCGTATGCCTTCATGATGGGGTGGCCGTCGTTATGCCTTGGTGATGACATATATGTGGGATGCCGCCTCTTTTTGATTGGCGGTGGGCCGATTACTCCTGCTCTTGATTGGTCTGTTGTATTTGCAACGGGATCTGGTGGGGCATTTGATGCTACAGACATATCTACGCTTTGGCAAGATGTTGCTGGGACAATCCCTGTAACCGCTGTGGGCCAGTCAGTAGAACGCATGGATGATGTTAGTGGGCAAGGTCAACCTTTCCTAAAAGATGGAACCCGTGATGTTCCTATATACACTGCCGTCGATGGCAAGGGCGGCTTGGTATTTACGCAGGGGGGGTTAACGACTCCCGGAATGCGATCAGCGGGGGTAAATTTCAGTGACAGTCTTCCTACATGGTATGGAATGGCTGGCAGGCACCCTGAGGTAGCTGCGTCTGGATTCTTGGGCGGTTCAAATTTTGGTAATCGTAGGCACGCCATAAAAATTGGAACTAACTTTGAATGGACTATGCAGCGGGGCACAGGGTCTATCTCAGACACCTTCGTGTCACTAGACACTGGACACACGTTTCAGGCATGGCACGAGGACGCTCCTGAGCTAGTTACAATATCGGCTCCGATGTTTATCAACGGAACCATCACGGAGGCTAAAACAATGCAGAGGTCCGATGGAACTTCTAGTGGGGCTTTCTCTTTATATGGCGTTGGGGGCTATGTAACCCACAAGGCGATAGGTGTATCTGGGGATGTCCCAGACGCCACACAGCAAGCTATGATTCAATCATGGCTAGAAACATAGACAAGGAATAAAAATGAAAACACTTGATGAAGCATTGTTCGCCAGCTATCGGGTAACAGCAGCTATTAAATCTGACCTTGCAGCGTCAATTGACGCTTTGCAAAATGCCAACGCAGAAGACCCTATCGATGAAAATAAGGTTGCATCTGCAAAATCCGAATTTAAAAGTTTCAAAAAACGCCTGCAATTCGCTAATCATATTGATGATTTTTTGAAGGGCTTGACTGAGATAACGACTTACACAGCTGCGGCTGCGGCTGAGTAAATTATAGGTTTCTGACATGTGAATTTGTTATGTCAGAAACCGTCCTTTACGTGGCTGATTTTAGGGCGGCGTCAATTACATCATTGGCCGCGCCTATAGTTTCAGAAAAAATGCGCTCGGATGCTTGATCCCATCCGTGGCTCATAGCCTCGTACCGATCAGTGATGTTCCGATCCTCAAGGCCGCAGCCCATACCCTGATCGTGGTATTCAGGCTCGTGCTCTAAGGCGGATTTTACTTCACTTAGAAATGCTTCGAGTTCTTCAATTCTCTTTGCGGCCTCAAAACCTGCCTGATCGTACCAATGCTTTACCCATGACGAGTCTTTGAGGCGTTCGACTAAATTTCTTTGATCCATAATCTGGTCCTTTAATCTTCGGTGTTTTCTGCGGGCATCAATCCCTGACATTCGCGGGGGCTTTCCTCGCCCGACTTCCACCCCTTTTCACGGGCGCACCCGTATGATTTTGGGCAGCCCTCTTTAGGGCAAAACTTGCTTTCGTCGCTGGCGCACCGCCATGCATGATCGCCTGTGTGTGACATGATATGGTCCCTTTA